TTCGGCCAACTTTTCTACATCGTCTGCTCGACAATGAACACAAATTCCTTCCTTAAGAATTAAAGTTTCAGGGAAAAGGCCTTTGCACTTTTCGCACTCAATCTTTTTTATGTCCATTCGGCTCTAAATATTTAACATCGGAACCGGCAAGTTTTAAGAGCTCGGCATCGGATAATTTTTCTAACTGTTCAACTTTTTCAACATTGATATTTATCTGCGTCGCACTATCTGGCATAAATAGACCGTGGAGCTTGCACAACGAATCGACAACATTTTTTTCTTCCGTTGCATTGGCAGATTTTCTATGAGCTTCCAAATACATATTAGTAGCAGTTGATCTGTCGAACTTAACTTCTTCTACCAACTGACCACGCAAATACTGTAGAGCATTCTGCATTTTTGGTTTCTTGAACAACTGATACACGTGGTCTTGATCGCGATAGCCTGCTGCTCGACCGGCGGCCGCTTTACTTAAACCACGAAGATGGAACAAAAGTAGACGTTCTTCTTGAACGGACAGCTCCCCTAAGTGAACTCCAGCATAAGGAAAGTGAGAACGCATCTCTTCTCTTTCCTCCTCTGTTATATTATTGACATCTTCGTTTTCTTTTAGTAAAGCCATAAAATTGAATTATATTAGATTTTCTCTTTGTTTGTCACTATATTGCGGCACCACCAATACAAGTCGTCCTCGGTCATAGTGTGTTTAATTAGGTTCGCGCGATGGCAAACCAGTTGAACGTTGTCCTTGGTATACGGTCCGTCTCCATCTACACGGTCAATGGTCGCGTTCATCTCTTGTCGACCTTCTCCTTTCCTATGTGTCATCAATACTCCTGATAAAGCGCAAAGACTTTCTTGGTCGTCCCAAAGCTCACAAAGTTCTTCCCAAGTTAGTTCCCACTCTATTCCTTCTTTCACCCTTTTTGATTTAAGTTGCTGTAGCACAATTTTTAAATAGTTATAGGGTGAGGACGATCGGGTCTTATTGCGAAGTTCATAGTAACACTTTTTGCAAGTTTTTCGGCGGTAGAGCCCATACTTTTTTTTGAAGAATTCAAAGTGATCTTCCTTAAGCTCTTTTCTGCACTCTTTGCAAAGGTGCTTTTCCATGAAAAAATATTACAAAAATTTTTTTGAAAAAGCGAATTTATATCACTCTCTCCTCTTCTCCCTACTCGCTAGTACAGCTACCCCCTTCCCCGATTTCGCATTTGGAACCTTGTTTCAGATTTTACGGCTTTGGAACCTTGTCAGAAAACCAGTCGGTCGTGGACCGCCTGTTAGGAGTCGTTTGGTGTTATTAACTTTAGTCTAACCATAGGAGGTACATATGACTAAGACAATTTATTCTTTATATATCCTTAAGAACGGAGCAGTCGACCCAGAAACAAATAAGGTAGGCAAGCGTTCAAGAGAGATCGGTATCGCAACTGTCAACAAAGATGGCAGTTTAACATTACACTTCGATGTTCCAATCCCAATGGACGCGAACAACGAACCAGCTAAAGTCTTCTTAAGAAAGATTGAGAAGAAAGCTAAAGCTGAACCAATGGCGGAGGTAGCATAATGGCTAAGCAATTAGAACTACCATTTGGTAACACTCAAGCTAAGACTACAGTCTTGGGTGTTACACGTTCCACACTAGGACTTACAGCTAAGGCTGGCTCAGTTCTCCTCAAGGGAATTGGCAAAGCAGTAGCTTATGGTCACGATGCTCTAGATTTAGTCCAAGAGGGCTATACCAAAAAGAGACAAAGATGAGTGGCAACGGCAACATAAGACGGGGACTAGCACTAGTCCTCGCTTCTTTCCTCATAGTGCTTTCTTTCAAGACCGTGTTGTACGCGTATCACGTATCTATCTTACATGGTTCATTTCTTTTCTTCTCTGGAATACTCATTCCAATTCTCCTGAGGTATTACTTTAGTAAGTAACTACTATCATCTGCCCCGCAAGGGGCTTTTTTTTAAAAATGATGTTCGCATCAAGCATGCTACTCGGTAAAAATATGTTACAGATGTTACACGTCCTAAGCCCATGTGTAACACTACTTCTGTAACAGGGTTTTTGCCAGTGTTTTTCAAGCTTTGACTGCTGTTCATTGCCAAAATGTTACAAAGTTACAGCAAAATCAACTTTTAGGTTGTACAGAGTCGACCGTGGTTCGTTGTTCTGCCTACGAAGTTCGTTTTTTACTGTAACATGTAACAGAATTCCCAAAAGCCTCTATCCATGCACCTTTCCGATGTTACACTTGTGATTTTTTAGCTGTAACAGCTGTAACATATCGGCTGAAAGCCGCATTCTTTCGTTAAAATGTTACAGCTGGATAACTGTTATCGTCCCGATTAACAGTTATTTTGGTGTTAATTGTGTAATTAATGGAGTAATTATGGTTATTAAAAATAAGTATAAAGATAAAAGAGAAGAAAATGATGTATATATTGGTAGAGGTTCGAAATGGGGCAACCCTTTCCGTATCGGTGCCCATGGTTCGCGTGCCGAGGTTATTGCTAAATATGAAGAGTATTTATTATCCTCGCCCCATCTTCTCACCGCTCTACCTGAGTTGAGAGGTAAGAATTTAGTTTGTTTTTGTGCACCATTGCCCTGCCATGGTGATGTGTTAAAGAAATATGTAAATAAGGAAGAAGTATGAATATATGGTATGGAACGAATGAAAACGCTTGGTTAAGTAATTTAGCCGAGCGTAGATTTAAGGACCGTCTTGGTAGAGAGTACGTAAGCGTTGAGCACGCTTACCAATCCTGGAAAAGCGGTGTCTTTGATAAACGAACTTATTGTAAGCCTTGGTCGGCTGGCACTAAGTTTGTTGGTAAACCTGCTAAGAAAGATAATAACTGGAATCTAAATTTAATGCAGAAACTGGTTTTATCTTCTTTTAAGCAGAACCCTGAGTTATGGCAAGCTCTCTGCGCTACCGCTGGAGAGTTTACCCATAACCAAGATAAAGGAATTTGGAAACGTGAGTTTCCTAGAATCCTTAGAGACGTTTATCGTCTCGGACTAAGTAGCCAGTAACCTCCGGTTGCTGGCTATTTTAGTGTCAGATATGTATCTAGTTCGGGTGAATTAGGTCATTAAATACATTACAAGGAGAAATTAATATGTATTCATTATATATCTTAAAAAACGGTGCCGAAGGCAAAAAGAGAAGCAGAGAGATTGGTATTGCAACTACCAACAAAGATGACAGTCTAACTTTGCATTTCGATGTACCAGTGCCAACTGACGCACAAGGTGAGCCAGTAAAAGTTTTCCTCAGAGTTATTGAGAGAAAGCAAGAAGCTGCGTAACATCAACAACCGAGTGAGTAGACGCGTGCGTCGAAAGCTCGGTATATTTTAATAGGGAGAATTATGGAACTTTTATTTGCATTTATGCTTGGGTTTGTACTTGGTTTTGGGCTTTTAGCAAGTTCTTTTAACCATGCTGCCCAAGAATTAACTAAAGCTGAATGGCGAGATTTACAACATCAAGTCAAACATACGGAGTAGCGCTCCGTCAGTGGTCTCCCCCGACCCAGTAACTATGTAGGGGCGCTGACTGCAGTCAGTGGCAGTGGTGAGCTGAGGACTCTCACCAGACCCAGACGGGACCCGCTTGTACTAGTGCAAGTGAAAAGATCGTCTGGGTTTTTTTATGTCACAGTGACACTCGTGCTACTGTGCTTTTAATGTGCATGAGCGAGTAAGGGCTCCGCCCTCACCCGATTGTGGTGTACTTAATGTATGTAATTCATTTATTTATATAAGGAGGTTTATATGAATGAAGTACCTGTAAATTACGAAATCCTTAAACTTGCAGAGCAAGCTGAACTTGATATGCAAGCTGAAACGAGTATAAATTTAGCTACTACAATAGGAGGTTCAAATGGCTAAACCAAAAACTTCAGACATCTTCGATGTCGAACGCGAGGAACTTGTCCCAGCAGTCGAGACTACTGACGACATGTACAATGACGATACTATGGGCGATCCAGAGGGTGCGGAAGAACGTGCTCGACCAGACGCCATACAACTACCAGATTATTTCTTCAAGAAATATGCTCTGGATGTCGATGGTAAACCAACCTTCAATGCCTTGCGCGTTGATGGCATCATGAAAGTCTTTGAAGACAAGAAAGATAGCCCTGTTACTTTTGCAGGCGATAATGCCGACAAAGAGCAAGCTTACTATGAGAATCAAGTTGATACCATTGTACAAGGCTTACTTGTTATGTGTGAAACCGATCCACAATCTACTGGTATTAGTTTCTTGCAACTCAACACCAGAACATGGGCTGAGTTCGCTTCTATTGCGTACGAGTACAAAGAAGAAGCTGAGCAAGCTAATCCCAATGACGAGCTACCAACATGGTTGATCGAGCGTGAAGAACGTATGATTGGTCTTGGACGTAAAGCCCGTATGCTTCGAGATGTCATTGCTAAAGTTGACAACAGATTTGGTCTCAACAAGACTGCGTTGGAAACTAAGCGTGTCAGAACCGAAGTGGAGAGGAGGCTACAGCGTTTGGCTGATTGGAACTACACCAATGTAGTGGATCAGTCACTCAAAGTAGCAATCGACATGAATGTGAAGTCGAAAGACCACACCAAGTCGATTTTTGACCTAGCTTAATATTCTCCCTTAAAGTATCAGCTAGGTAGCGTCACCTTGAGGACGTATTAAAGCTCATGGCGGTGGTTACGAAAAGCCCGCGCTCGGATGAAAAGCCGAGCATTTCCCTTTTTAGACAAGGAGGTGTGCTATGGGAATGGATGTATATGGTGAAAACCCAAAAATTATTGGTGAGCAACCAGAAATGCCTAACTTCGATAAAATTACTGAAGAAGAAAAACAACAGTATTTCGACGCAGTAGCAAAATTTGAAACTGATAACCCAGGTTATTATTTTAGAAACAATGTCTGGTGGTGGCGACCATTATGGGATTATGTGTGTCAGACTTGCGATGAATTCTTATCTCAAGAAGATAAAGATGCTGGACACAGCAACTCTGGTTATTTGTATGATGAAGAGCTAGCTGATAAGATTGCTAATAGATTAAAGGTTGATCTTATGACAGGTGCAACAAAATCATATGAAACAAACTACCGTCGCACTCTTAGCGAGCTTGAACAAGTTGAATGCGTTCATTGCGAAGGTACAGGTCAACGTGATGATAAGTATGTCAAAGGCGAATGCAATGGTTGCAGTGGCACCGGTAAGCACAACGATTATCGTACTAGTTATCCATTTGATGTTGATAATGTCGTTGACTTTCAGAAGTTTGTTCAAGCCAGTGGAGGTTTTCGTGTATGTTAACGAATCTGATTATCGTGGTGTCAACCCATTACCAAGACACTACCGATCCTAATTTAACAAGACTAAGTGACCAAGCAGTTGCTTACAAAACTGATTTTCTTCCGTGTCATGATGATTTGCCTGAGTTGCAATACGTCATGACACAACTAGCTAATATTATAGAAGCTTATAAAGAAGAACAATCTATTAATGAAGAACCAATTTACATTGCAACTTGGTTTACTGATAAGCCAACTTACGATGTTGAATTTACACCAGAATTGAGGGTTGTTAAATGAGTAAATTAAAAGAAATATATTGGCGAGCTACTTTTTACAGTAGCGAGTATCCTGATATGCAAATCACTATTGAGTTCAAAGCCCCTGAGTTTCAGGAAGGTATTGATTTCGATGTGGAAGCTAAACTTGCTTTTATGAAACAAATTCAACAAAGCGAGCTAATTAAAGTAAAAGATGTTGAACCAATTGAAAGGAGGTAATTGTCATGCATCAAATAAATCCAAAGACTTTGGTCTCGGAAATCAAAGCTAATTTACGTGCCGGTCTAAACACCATGATATGGGGTGGACCAGGTATCG